CTGACACCACAGTGGACTTTTACTTGACCAATAACACCATCACCCCAACCGACTTGTTGATCATAAATCAAACCAGCACAGCCAATGCCGGCGGCTATGTGTTCAATGCCATATGCAACAGCGGCAATGCACATATTTTTGTGCGAAACATCATGGCGGCCACAGCCGGTGATGCTGTTGTGTTGCGCTATGCTGTGGTGCGTGGTGCTACCACTTAACCGGTTTTGATCTTGCCCAGCAGTGGTTTCAGTTTGGCACGGCACTCAACAATAAAAATTTATAAATTAACCATGTGACAATGGTCTTTTCCAACGGGTTGACATTGCCTGGGCAAGAGCATCAGGCCATTGTTGCAAAGTGTTGATAGTGTGTTTATAAAAAACGTTTGACATCATTAATTCTCTATTGGCAAGCAGTCTTGGCATCAATTTGTTTCTTAAATCGTGTGCCTGTTTGAGGCTATTTAAAAATGGCAAGTTAAGCTCAAAGGCGTCATAACATCTTTCAATCAATGTGTCTTGGTATTGATAATTGTGATCAATATAGTCTTCAAAAATATCAAACCCCATGGACTTGAAATATTCAGCATGCCCATACCCACCAATCCAAATTGGTACAGTCAATGCCATCACAGCATAAATGGTCTTCTCTGTAAACACACAAGATTCTTGCACTCCCTGACTCTCTGTTATCAAACTTATTGCCGATTCTGTCATCAAGTCTTTAAATATATTGTCCCAGGTCCACCTGTTAGTCCCATAATATATTACTGCAAAGTCCTTTTTTTGCTCAGACTTACAAGAAACCCACCGAGGTTGAATTGCCAAAGGTTGAAGCAATTTAGAAATAAAATTTTCTCCCCACTGCCGGTGAGGAGTTTGATTAACTTCATTTATTGTATATGACAAATCAAAATTTTTTTTAATACCGCTCCAGGTGTATGCATATGACGATAATTCAAACCATTCAACTAATTTCATGCACAAATGTCTATTAATTTGAGATTTGTTTATTATAAAATTAAAGCAAAATTTTGTCTGAGTATTAGCAGGCAAAAGATTATGGATTTGTAAAGTCTGCCACTCGATATCTAAGCCACGGTATGGCACAGAAAAAATAGGCCAATCACACTTGACAAATCCAGCATTGTCACCAACAATAAAACCAGGTGCACCCACTGAATTAATCAGTTCTGTCAATTTCTCAACATCTATAGTATCAGAAATATAAAGAATATCATCTGCAGACAAAAATTTAATTTTTGAACTAAGGCTGACTATATCAGGGCCTGGACCATAAAGTTGCACAATCTTCATTGAGTTTTAATCTTTCCCAGCAGTTGTTTGAGCTTGGCACTTTGCACATCGCCTGACCCCCCAGTTATATCTACCCCAGTGGTTGTACTTTCCCATGGTGGGGTATGCGCACTGTCAGCAGCAGGGCTAACTTGACTACGTGCTTTGATTGAGTCCATGATTGAAGTTGAGGGTTTTTTTGAGTATCCGTCACCATCTTCCCCGCCTTCATCAGTAATGCGCATTGTTTCAATGTTGTACTCCAAATCAATTTTTTGACCAACGCCGGTCGAGCTCCGAGACTTCATACATTGTATCTGATACTTGCCACGCTCTTTCATTGCACGGCTTGTAAAGATACCAAACACATTGTCTGCTGTGTTAATTTTAGATATACCACCTGAGATATGGCTGTGATCAAATTCAATTTCTTCCACTGCGGATCTGTTCAACTGACTTGCTGTTACCATCAAGATTCCCAGTTCTTTGGCCAAGTTGCGCAGTTCTTCACTCACATACTTGTCTTTTACAAACAAGTCATTGGGACTGACTTTTGCACTCACAGGCATCAACAAGTCCAGGTAATCAATCATCACAAAGTCCACACGCCGACCTGTTTGTATTTGATACTCTTTCAAATACGCACGTATGTCATTGATGTTGCTTTGCGCTGGCAATCCTTTGACTTGATAGTTGCCACTCTTCTTGGCCACCAATTTGACTTTGAGTTCTGTGGTGTCAATGTCCCGACGAATATCTTTGGTGCTCATGTTGGTCAACATGGCATCTGTCCGTAAACTTGTGAGTTCTTCGCTCAGTTCTAATGTGATATACACACCACTGAGTCCCTGTTGCAACCAGTTCAAGGCAATGTTCATCATCACAAGTGATTTGCCTGACCCCGATCCACCAGCAAAAATGTTTAGTTCACCACGACTGAACCCACCGTACAATAATCTGTCCAGTTGTGGCCAGCCTGTGCTGACTTGTCCGCCTGAGTTAAAATACTTGTTGATACGAGCTGCCGGGTCTGCAAAGTAATCTGTGCCCATGTCTCGAGTTAGAGATATTTGTACTGCGTCCTTTATGAGTTTTTCCACAGGCTCAAAGTCACCCTTTTCCAGCATGTCTGCGGCTTTGAGAATAGCACGTTCAAGTTCTTGACGCTTGGTAAACTGTTCAAACTCCGACATAAACCAATCAAAGTGGCCTTCGTTTAAATCTGGTACTGCCTGTAGTTTAATACCTGTTGTGGCAGCGATCTGTGTACGGTCTGGCAGTGTCTTGTGCTTGTCACTGTGTTCCTTGATAAACTCAGCCGCAGGTCGCAGACTCTTGTCAAAGTTCTGCGGGTTGTAGATGTTCTGTACACGCACATAACTTTGCGCATCTTCCAACATCATTTCTAAAAATAATCGTTGAACGTCAAGTCCGTATTCTTTTAACAAGTGCTTTTTTCCTTAGTTCTATTTTGATCTTACTAGTCTCTCTTGATTGCATTATAGTTAGCAGGGCTCCAAGTTTACCCAATTTTATCACTGTATCATTGACATCTTTGCAGCCCTCGGGCCATGTGGGTATGCTTACTGCCCAGCCCAGTTCCACAGCACGATCAATCAACTCAATGCCTGCACGGTCTTGGTCTGGAACCACGGTGACTTCTCGACCAAGGCTGCGTATCAATCTTGCCTGTAGATCACTTATGGTGTTGTGCATCACTGCCAAGCCGCCAATTGACAGTGCATCAAATATGCCTTCTGTCACAATCACATGTTGCCAGTCGTCATGCTGTAGGTCTGTGCCAAACACATAGCCAGGTTGACTGTGACTGATGTACTTGGGGCTCTTGCCATCCATCATTCTAGCAGTCCAGCCCACCATGACATTGTTGTAGGTAAACGGTATTATGACCTGTGGCCTAGTCCAGTGGATGCCATCATTCTGTATGGCTGTGAGCACAGGAAAATCTTCGGGCACCCGTCTACCACGCAAGTAGTCCCATTGGAGTTTGTGTTCAGGGGTGACCAGTTCTGCAAATGGTGGCAAATCATCAAATTCTTCAAATCGTATGTCGCTGATGGCATTCCATGTTTGCTGACGTTCGCTGAGTATACCATGTATGTTTCGGTGCCGTAGGCTTTCCAGATTCAACATCTCTATTTCTACTTCTGGCACACCCAACCAACCTAGGAGTTTTCGGGCTTTGTAACTTACACTGCGTCCCAGTACGAAACTGGCAGTATATGAGCAGTTGAAACAGTGATAACTCCAGCCCTGATCAGACGCCTTGAGTCCGCCACGTCCTCGACGATCCTGTGTTGATCCATTGTGCTGACAACACACCGCATTGAAACTCAACCACCCTGAAGGTGTTTGTTTGCGTTTTGCAGGCAGATAAGCAAGGATGTCAAGCATCTACGCAGTATAGCAGGATTTGTTCAGCAGAGCAACAGTTAACGATAAAGAATATTGGTCACATAACCGGTTGTGATCAGCACTGTGACTGCTTGTTCTTCAGTGCCACCAAAATTCAAGGGCAAATATCCTGCACCACCATTGATCACAGTAATTGGACCACATCCACCATCGCCACCTAGTGTGGCCACAGATTCGGCACCAGCACCATTGCCTAAAATTTGCACATAAGGTGCGGCCATGTATCCCGTGCCAGGATTGTTGACCACAACACTGGTGACCACACCGTCTACCACTGTGGCAGTTGCTGACGCACCATAGCCTTGACTGTTGTTGATGCCCAGTCGCAACAAGGGATGAAAACCCACAACATTCAAATAGAACGTACCTGTGGCATCGTAATGCAAGGTGCTTTCAGTTACATCGATCCAAACTGCTTCGTAATCTTGTGCAGCCTGTGCTTTGATAGTGCCGGTAAAATGCACCAAGTCGTATTTGATTGTGGTCAAACTGGCACCAGTGGTATTGATATGGCTTGAATAATATTCGGTTAGATAATTGCTGGATCGAGGTTGGGGGTTCAATGCCCAGTCTGGCCATGAAGTTGGACCAGATTGTGGCCAAGAATTTTTGCCGTAAATGGTGGGAATAGTGAGATCTTGGCTGGCTATAAACTCGGGCAAAACTGAATCCACAATATCACAATCGGCACGTGCACCAGCGTTGTCGTCGGTAAACGCGGCCTGCACATAGTTGCCCTGTGTGCGTTCAATGCTGTAACTGCCGGGCTGTGCCAGGATGTTGATGGTGTCTGCTGTGTCCAGCACAACTTTGACCCGTCCTAAACTGGCACTGAGCACAGTCATGTCCTTTTCCAACAACAACCTGTCGCCAGCCTGGTTCAACAGTCTAAAGCGAAATGTGCTGCCGGTGATGTTCACTGGCTTTTGATCTTGATTGATGAATTCAAACAACAAAACGTTGTCTACACCTTTGTTGACAGTTAAAGTTTTTGCGTACACTGGGTCCCACCTTGCTGTGAAATATCCACCACCGGTATCGACCAATAATACCCGAATAATTTGTTGATAAAGATAAACCGTAGTTGAATACATCAACTATTTAGTTGATTTTTCTTCGGCGCTCCCATGCTTTCTTCAAGTTTGCCCTATGCGCATCTGTTAAAGTTTTGCCCTTATTCCAACCTTGCCCAAGTGCTAATCCTGACATATCCAGTCTAGATTTGATTTCATTATTGTATTTTACATTCTTGTTCCACACAACATCAGTCCTATTTTTTCCAGATTTT